AGACAGACTGCCCGCACTACCTCAATGGCGGGCGAGTCCGGGTCGAGGGCCTCGACCCTGCGCTTCTGCACACCGCGAAGAACAGCGGACGCCGCTACGTCGAACAGCACGTCCGGGAGGGCGAGACCTGGCTGGTGTTCGAGGCCGGCCAGGCATGCTTCCAGGCGTCGCAGCACCGCCTTCGGCTCGACAAGCCTGAGCTGTACCTCGTGCACGGCGGTGACTGGCGTGGCAACCCGACCGGTGAGAAGCGGCAGCACACGACCGCCGCCGACTGGGTCGAGGACTTCGGCGAGCACCAGCAGAACCTTGCCGACCAGCGCGAGAAGGGCTAGCCGTGCCTGTCACGGCTGTGCTGGATGTTGACGGCGTGCTGATGACAGCACCCGACGAGAGGAAGTGAGTCCTTTGGCGAAGGCTTCAGGCCTCGGCTGGACGACGTGCTCGGTCGACGACTCGTCGGGCACCGCGAAGGCGATCAAGAACGACGTGACGGACCTCCAGTTCGCCACCCCCCGGGCCGTGCAGGACATCACCGGCATCGACAAGTCCGCGATGGAGCGCCTGCTCCTGCTCGCCGACTTCTCGGTGACGCTGAAGGGCGTCTTCAACGCCGCCACAGGTCTCAGCCACGACGTTTTCAAGACCGTGCCGTCGACCAGCGTCGCCCGGACCACCACGCTGACGGTCAACGGCGTCACCCTCGCCAACGAGGTGCTGTACACCGACTACCCGCTGTCCCGCTCGGCGTCCGGCGAGCTCACGTGGAGCGTGCCCGGTGTCCTCGCGGACGGCACCGTCCCGACCTGGGCCTGACAAGTACCTGATCAAGGAGCGAGCGCAATGGGGTACAGAGTCACGCCGAAGGCGTACCGACTCAAGTTCGAGGACACGGAGATGGCCGGCTTCGAGGTGACCGCGCGGTCACTGAACACCGGCCAGTTCCTCGAGTTCCAGGCCGCAAGGATGGAGGCCGCTAAGGGCGGCGTGGGTGCCGATGGCGCCACCGAGCGGATGCTGCAGATGCTGTCCTCGGCGATCGTCTCGTGGAACGCCGAGGACGAGACGGGCCGGACGATCCCGTGGACGATGGACGGCCTGCGCACCCTGGACCTCGACTTCAACATGGCGATCATCTCCGCCTGGATGGACGCCATCAACGGTGTGCCCGCCCCTTTGTCTCAGCCCTCCACCGGTGGCAGTCCGTCGGTGGAGGCGTCGATTCCGATGGACGTGTCGTCGGCAAGCCTCGTGAGCTGACCGACGCCGAGACCGTCATCGCCTTGTGCGACCGCTGGCACAAGCTGCCTTCGGAGGTGCTGGCTGAGCCGGTCGAGATGCTCCGCCTGCTGCACATTGCCCACCTTGGCCGCCGGGAGGAGGCACCCGAGTGAACGTCGTCGAGATCTTGGTGACGGCCAAAAACCTCACTGGCCCTGCCTTCACGGAGGCCAGGGCCGGGGCGACGGCCATGGAAGCCAGCATGGCCAAGCTCAACAAGACGGCGAACGCGGCGGCGCTGGGCGTGGCAGCGATCGGCTTCGAGGCCGTCAAGATGGCTTCCAAGTTCGACTCCGAGATGACGCTCCTCGTGTCTCAGGCTGGCGTCGCCGAGGACCAACTGGGCGGCTTGAAGAAGGGCGTGCTGGACATCGCGGCGAAGGTCGGCACGGACCCGGATTCGCTGGCCGAAGCGCTGTACCACGTCGAGTCCAACTTCGAGTCCATGGGCATCACCTCAGCCCAGGCCCTCAAGCTGACGGAGACTGCGGCGAAGGGCGCGGCGATCGGCCACGCCGACCTGGTCGACGTCACCAACGCCCTGACTGCCGCAGTGGCCGCGCAGATCCCGGGCGTCGAAGACCTCGACCAGGCGATGGGTGTCCTCAACGCCACGGTCGGTGTCGGCGACATGAAGATGCAGGACCTCGCCAACGCCTTCAGCTCCGGCATGGTCGCCACCGTGAAGGGCTTCGGCCTGAGCATCAAGGACGTCGGCGCCGCGCTCGCCGTGTTCGGCGACAACAACATCCGGGGCAGCCTCGCCGGCAACCAGCTCCGCATGTCCGTCATGGCGCTGGGCAAGCCCATCAGCACGTCCGAGGCGGCGCTCAAGACCCTGGGCTTGACCCAGACGACGCTCGCCAATGACATGCAGCGCGGCGGCCTGAAGTTGGCGTTGGAAGACCTCGTTGGCCGCATGAACGCGGCCGGCATCTCCGCGGACCGGCAGGGCCAGATCATCACCGATGCTTTCGGCCGGAAGGCCGGCGCTGGCCTGAACATCCTCGTCGGCCAGTTCGAGCGGTTCGAGGGGAAGTTCAAGGCGCTGGACGAGGGCGCCGACAATTTCGGCAAGTCGTGGGAGCGCACTCAGCAGACGTTCGCGCAGCAGACGAAGCAGCTTGAGGGTTCGCTGCAGGCTCTGATGATCACGCTGGGCGAGAAGCTGATCCCGCCCCTGCAGAAGGTCACGACCTACCTCCTCAACCACCGCGATGCCGTCATCGACGTGGCTAAGGCGATCGGCGTCCTGATGGTCGGCCTCACCGGATTCGCCGTCGTCAGCAAAATCGCCCTCGGGATCAAGACGCTGACGACCTCGTTCGAGGCGGCCAGCACGGCGATGGCCGCATACCGGGTCCGGGTTGCCGAGGCGCAGATTGCGTCGCTCGCGGCCGGCGGTTCGGTGAACGGTCTTGCCTCTGCGTTCACCGCCCTGTCGACGAAGGCCAAGGTTGCAGTGACCGCGACGGCCCTCGGCCTGATCGTCGCCATCGCCTACAAGCTGTCTGAGTCGTCGACGAAGGCGGCGCCGTCCGTCGACAAGATGACGACCGCACTCGAAGCGCTGGGCCGCACCGGATCCAAGTCAGGCGAGCTGACCGCAACGTTCGGCGGCAACCTCGACAAGCTCGGCTACGCCGTCGAGCGGGTGTCCGGCAAGGCGCACGGCATGGACCGCTTCAACGACGTGATGAATAAAGTCTTCACGCTCGGCATGGGCAAGTCGAACTCCATGAAGGAAGCGTCCGACCAGCTCAACAGCATCGATGAGGCGCTGGCCGGCATGGTGCAGGGCGGCCACGCCGACCTCGCCGCCGCCGCCCTGAAGCGGCTTCAGGACGCCCTCGCTGCGAAGGGCGGAGACCCGTCCAAGCTCTCCGGTGCGATGCACAAGTACCAGGATGCGCTGGCCGCGACGGCGGAGACCGAGCACATTGCTGCGCAGAGCATGGGCGAGCTCGGCCAGCAAGCGATGGAGACTAGCAAGGAACTCGACGCCCAGGCGATGACGGCGAAGGGCCTGAAAGAGGCGATCAGCGACCTGAACGACGTCAACCGGTCCGCGCTCGACAGCATGGCTGGGTTCGAGGCTGCGATCGACGCGGCGACGAAGGCGGCCGTTGACGGCAAGGGCGTGCTGCACGAGCACAACGGCGAGATCAGCCTGACGACCGAGGCATCTCGTGCTGCTGAGGCAGCGCTGACAGACCTGGCCGCGAAGACGGACGCCGCCGCCGTGGCCGCGCTCAACTCCGGCGAGTCGATGGACTACGTCAACAAGATCTACGACAAGGGCCGCGACAAGCTGATGCAGGTCGCGATGCAGATGGGTCTCACCCGTGACCAGGCACGGGGGTTGACCGAGACGATCCTCGCTACACCCGACAAGACGGCTTACCTGCGCGGCGACGTCACCGATCTGAAAGCGAAGATCGCCGAGGCTGAGGCCCGCCTCGCGAACGCCCGCGGCGAGAAGCGCGTCCAGATCCAGGCCGAGATCGACAGCCTGAAGCGTGACCTCGCGCGCGCCCAGGCCGCTGTCGACGACATGCACGGCACGACCATCACCATCACCCGGCAGTTTCGGGACCGGTTTCTCGACGCCGGCGATGCCCGCGCTCGCGGAGGCATCATCGGCGGCGCCGCGACGGGTGGTATCCGTTCCAGCTTGACGTGGGTCGGCGAGAACGGGCCTGAGTTGGTCCGCCTCCCGCCCGGGGCGATGGTGCATTCCAACCCCGACTCGCAGCGCATGGCCGCCGGCTACAGCGGTGGTGCTCCGGTGCAGGTTGTCCTGTCCTTCGAGTCGAGTGGTGGCGGCGTCGAGAACGCCCTGTTCGAGATCTTCCGCAAGGGCATTCGGGTCCGAGGCGGCAACGTCCAAGCAGTCCTAGGGAAGTAGGTAGCGTCACATGCACCGGTACCGCACTTGGAACGGCCCCATGCCGACGACTGCCGCGCAGGCGTCGGTCACCACCGGCACGTCCATCAAGACGATGCTGCAGCTGGCGACCCCGTCGACCCGGCAGATTCAGCTGATCTCGTGGGGGTTCTCCCTCGACGACGCGCCGGGTGCGGACGGCGTCATCGAGCTGCTGCAGACGGACGTCGCCGCGACCGTCACGGCACACGTCGCTTCGGGTGTGCAGCCGATCGACCCGAACGCGCCAGCCTCGCTGCTGACGCTCGGCGTGTCGGCGACCGGCTACACGTCGACCGTCGAGGGCACCCCGACCGCAACCAGGGTGTTCGATGCGGTGTCGCTGTCGTCCAGCACGGGCGAGTCGCCGCTGACGTACGTCTACCAGTGGATGCCGGACGAGCGGCCGATCGTCGCCGTCTCCAAGTTCCTGCGTGTCCGGGCGACCACGCCGACGACCGCGACCGATATGCGCTGCTGGATCGTCTGGGACGAGTGACCGATGCCGTCCATCGCCCCACTCATAGCTGCCTGGCAGCGCCGTCTCGGCGGCGCGCCGGGCCCGTACGGCGTCGCTGGGGGCAGCGGCGAGAGCTCCGCCGGCGTTGTCCAGGTCGAGCTGCTGATCGACGGCCTGTGGCAGGACATCACGTCGTACGTGATGACGCGGGATGGCAGCCAGCAGATCTCCATCACACGCGGCCAGCCGAACGAGGGCTCAGACACCGAGCCTTCGACCTGCCAGATGCAGCTCAACAACCGCGACGGCAGGTTCAGCCCGCGGAACCCGCTGAGCCCGCTGTACGGGAAGATCGGCCGCAACCAGGCAATCCGGGTGTCCGTCCCGTCCGGGAACGACAAGAGCTACAGGTTCTGGGGCGAGGTCTCGGAGTGGCCGCAGGACTGGGACACCACCGGCACCGATGTGTGGGTTGACCTGCACGCGGCCGGGATCCTGCGCCGCCTCGGCCAGGGCTCCAAGCCGCTCGGCTCGGCGATGTACGTGGCGCTCGCGGGCAGCGTCCCCACGAACACGGTCGTCGCGTACTGGCCGTTCGAGGACGCGTCCGGGTCCACCACGATCGGATCCGCGGTCAGCGGCGTCTCGGCGATGAGCATCAACGGCACACCGAACCTCGCGGCGAACAACGACTTCGTGTGCTCGAACTCGCTGCCGACGATGGGTACCGCCAAGTTCGCCGGCACCGTGCCGACGTACACGCCGCCCGGCCCCGGCGGGATGACCAGCCTCAACCCGTTCAACACGCTGCTGCGCTTCTTGCTGGAGATCCCCTCGGCCGGGATCACGACCGGCACGGTCATCGCCTCGTTCACGTGGACCGGCACGATCCCCACCTGGGAGATCTACTACTCGACGGCGGCCGGCGGCCAGCTCGGTCTGCGGGGCCTGGACATCACGGGTGCCGTCGTGCAGGACACCGGTGTCGGTGGCCCGGCACTGAACGGCACGAAAGTGCATGTGACGGCGGCGCTGTACGAGAACGGCGGCATTCAGCTGGTGTTCGGCCTGTCGATCCTGCCGGTGGGCAGCAGCTCGCCGTCCGGGCCGTCGTCCTCTGCGTTCGGCCCCGCCGCGGGGTTGGTGCGGTCCGTGACGGTGGCGCCGTCGGGGAACCTTGGCGACACGGTCCTTGGGCATGTGAGCGTGCAGCTCACCCTCAACGTGCCGACGGATGGCACCGAGCTGGCGTCGGCGATCGCCGCCTATGCGGGCGAGACGGCCGCGGCCAGGCTGTCGAGGCTGTGCTCCATCGCCGGCATCACCTTCGAACTGGTCGGGACTGCGTCCGACACCGCAGCCATGGGGACGCAGGGCAACAGCACCTTCATCGACCTCATCAAGCAGGCAGTCGACGCGGACGCCGGACAGCTCTTCGAGCGCCTCGCCGGATCCGGCCTGGGGTACCGCACCCGGGTCAGCATGGAGAACCAGACCGCGGCGCTGGGCCTGTCATACGCGGGAAACCAGCTGGCAGAGGTGCCGCGGCCGGTCGACGACGACCGCTACACCCGCAACGACGTCATCGCGAGCCGCTCCGGCGGATCATCCGCACGGTGGACCCTCGAGGATGGCCCGCTGTCGGTGCTGGCGCCACCGCTGGGTGTCGGCCAGTACGACGACTCGATCACCCTGAACGTACAGAGCGACGACGATCTCCTCGACCAGGCCGGCTGGCACCTGCACCTGGGCACGGTGGATGAGGCCCGCTATCCGACGATCAGCATCAACCTCGCGCACCCGTCGATCGACGAGGTGACACGGGTAGCGGCGCTGGCGGTGCGGCAGGGTGACCGGCTGACGGTGAGCAACCTGCCCGACTTCCTGCCGCCGGACGACATCTCGCAGATCGCTCTCGGCTTCTCGGAGACGATCGACAACTTCCAGCACCGCATCTCGTACAACTGCGCGCCGGAGTCGCCGTACCGCATCGGCCTGCTCGACAGCACAACGCTGGGCCGGATCGACACCGGCGGCAGCACGCTCGTGCAGGCCGCCAGCCCGACTGACACGACGCTGCTGGTAGCGACTTCGAGCGGCCCCGTGTGGACCACGAGTGCCGGTGACTTCCCGTTCAACGCACGGGTGAGTGGCGAGGTCGTCACGGTCACGAACATCACCGGCGCCACGTCCCCGCAGACGTTCACCGTCACTCGCAGCGTCAACGGCGTCGTCAAGTCGCTCCCCGCCAACGCCGACATTCGCCTCGACCAGCCGATGATCCTTCCCCTCTAGGAGACCCAGTGGTTATCGCAGTGCCTGCGCCGCCGGCCCGGCCCGCCGGGTCGCGCCTGACCGGCGCCATCTACGGCAGCGACGTGACCGATGCGGTGACGTTCCTCGCCAACCCGCCTGTGTTCAAGGCGTATCAGTCCGCCGCGCAGTCGATCGCCAACAACAGCATCACCGCGTTGGGCATGGACACCGAGGTCGTCGACTCGTACAGCGGCCACGACACCGTCACGAACAACAGCAGGTACACGGCGGTCGTCGCCGGCTGGTACCTCGTCATAGGGTCCGTCGCATTCGCCGCGAACGGGACCGGGAACAGGTTGGTGGAGATCCGCGTGAACGGTGCCGGCGCCGCCACCAACTTGGCGCAGACGGTCATCCTCACGCCGGGTGCCGCCAACGGCTCCGCCCTCACCGCGGTGTCGATCATCCAACTCGCCGTCGGCGACTACGTCGAGGCCTACGGCTACCAGACCAGCGGCGGCGCCCTCAACACGTCGCCCGCCCAGACCGGCATGCAGGTGGTGTGGGTCCATGCCTGACCTCCTTGATGCTGCCCCGCGGCCGGCGAACGCCCCGGTGTGCTCGGCCTGCGGGGTTCCGGCGCTCGTGCAGTGGCGGCGCCGCTCGGCGGTGGGCTCGCCGGACCTGGATGCGGTGTACGGCTGCGGCCAGCACGCCATCACGCTGGACGCCGCCGCGCTCGTTCACCAGCCGGATTGCCCGGCCCCGGACCCGGGTCACCTGCCCGCTTGCGGGTGCATCCCGGAGCCGGCGGAGCCTGTCACGGCGCCTGGCCAGGATGTGATCACCCTGCCGACTGGCTGGACCGTTCCCAGCCCTTAGAGGAGCCGATCATGTCGCCCGTCTATGGCCGTCTCGTCCAGCACGATCCGCGGTCCCGAGCGTTCGCGCAGCCTGAGATGGCCGCGGTCCGCTCGGTGTCCTGGACGCGCCGGACGCCGGTCCTTGACCAGGGGCAGGTCGGGTCGTGTACGGGTAACGCGGCGACGGGCTGGCTAGGTACCGACTCGGCTGCGGGCCGCGCGGGCACCTCGGTGGTGATCGGTGCGGCTGGTGCTGCGGCGAGCCGCGGCAGGTTCACCGCCGGCGCGCACCAGTTGGACGAGGACTTCGCGCTCCGCCTGTACTCCCTCGCCACCGCTCTGGACGACCTGCCCGGCACCTACCCGCCCCAGGACACCGGCTCCAGCGGCCTGGGCGTCGCCAAGGCGCTACGGGCTCTGGGCCTGGCCTCCGGCTACCGGCACGCCTTTTCCGAGGCGGCGATGGCGGCTGCGCTGCAGGCCGGTCCGGTCATCATCGGCGTGCCGTGGCTCGTCTCCATGGAGACCCCGCGCTCGAACGGCAGGATCTCGATCGACCCAGCGTCGGGTGTGGCCGGCGGCCACGAGGTTGAGGTCGCCGCCCTGGACGTCGAGCGCGGCCGGTACTGGATCACCAACAGCTGGGGGACCGGCTGGGGGCTCCACGGCCGCGGCTGGGTCACCCGGCCCGAGATGGCGTGGCTGCTCTCCCAGGGCGGCGACGTCACCATCCCCGTCCATGCCACCGTTCACGCGGGTTCGGCCGACGGTTCGCGGGGCCTGCTGGCTGCCGTCCGCACGTTCGCCGTCCGGGCCATGGCCTGGCTGACCTTCTGGGAGCGCTGATGCTCGGCGTCGACTACCCCTGGACCCATCCGACCCCGGCCGCGATGCAGGCCGCTGAGGTCGCCTTCGCGTTCCGCTACCTCAGCAAGGACAGCTCGAAGAACCTGTCCCGGGCCGAGGCGGACGCCCTCGCCGCCAGAGGCATCTGGGTCGGCGTCGTCTGGGAGACCACCGCCGGCCGAGCCCTCGACGGCCGCGCCGCCGGAACGGCCGACGCCCGGGAGGCACTGCGCCAGGCCCAGGCCTGCGGCATGCCAGCCGGCCGGCCGATCTACTTCGCCGTCGACACCGACACCACGTGGGCCGCCGTCCAGCCCTACTTCCTGGGCGTCCGCGACGTCCTGCCCGCCAGCCAGATCGGCGTGTACGGCGGCATCAAGGTCGTCGCGGGTGCCGCCGACTCCGGGCTCGTCAGCTGGTACTGGCAGGCCTACGCCTGGTCGGCCGGCCGGTGGGAGCCGCGCGCGCACGTCCGGCAGCTCGGCTACATCACCATCGGCGGCGTCCAGTGCGACCGCAACGAATCCATGACCAGCGACTACGGGCAGTGGATGCCCGGCCGCACCCCCGAGGAGGACGACGACATGCCCACTGCCGACGAGATCGCACAGGCCGTCTGGAACTACCCGGTGCCGGTGCCGCGCCGCAACGCGGACGGCACCGTGAGGTACGAGCCCAACAAGCAGGGCGCCTCGTGGCCGCTCGTGTGGGGCAACATCTGGTCCGCCGAGTCCGCGGCCCGCGACGCCGCGCTGCAGGCCGCCGTCGCCAGCCTCGCCGGCCTGCTCTCCGACCAGCACGCTGACCTGACCGCCGAGCAGGTTCAGGACGCCGTCAAGGCGGCCATCGCCGAGAGCCTGGTGCACGTCCAGGTCGACGTTGCCGCCGCACCCCACACCGTCTGACAGGAGACTGCTGTGCCGTTCGCCATCCGCCGTGAGCCCGCCCTGCTGCTGGCCCTCATCGCATCCGTCGTCAAGCTCGGCTCCGCGTTCGGCCTCGACGTCACGGCCGATCAGCAGGCCGTCATCAACGCCGCCGCTGCCGCGATCGTCGGCCTCCTCGTCGCCGTCGCCGCACACGACTCCCTGTCCGCGCCGATCCTCGGCGCCGTCCAGGCCCTCGTCGCCCTCGCCGTCGGCTTCGGCCTGCACTGGTCCGCCGACCAGCAGGCCATCGTCATGACCGCCGCCGCCGCGATCGTCGCGATGTTCGTCCGAACCCAGGTCACCGCCCCGGCCGCGGCGAAGCAGGCGCTCCCCAGCGTCAAGGCGGTCTGAGTGGGTGCCGCGCTGGCCCGCTGGCGTCGTCGGCTCGGCTGGCGCGGCACCGCACTCCTGTGCTGTGGTCTGCCGTGGATCGTCTACGGCATCGGCCTCATCATCGCGCCCCGCGCCGGGCTCCTCCGCGCCGCCGCCGCCATCACCGCACTCATGGACCTCGGCTGTTGGGGCGTCGTCTGGATCCTCTGCGGGGCCGCCGCTTGTGTCGCCGCGATCCTGAGACCCGGCAGAGACCAGTGGGGATTCGCCGCGGCTGCCGGCCCGCCGATGATCTGGTCACTCGCCTACCTCGTCGCCGCGGCAACCGGCAGTTACTCCGACGCGTGGGCGTCCATCCCCATACTCCTCGTCCCCGTCCTGCTCCTCGTTGTGGTCGCGGAGGTGACGAGCCGCAGACGTCGCGTCTGCCAGTGCGAAAGAGAGCGGCATGGACGGTAGCGCCCCCACCGTGCTCGGCGTCCTCATTGCCGTCGTCGGCACCATCGGCTCTGTCATCGTGGCCCGCATTTCCACCCCGAAGAGCCGCGGCGACGAACAGCCCGGCCTGCCACCGGCGGAGGGGCTGCCGGTGTCCCCGGAGATCTGGAACACCCTGATCGACCGCATCACCGGCCTGGAGACCGAGGTCCGCAGCCTGAAAGACGCTGTCGAACTCCAGACCGGGAAGGTCACATGGTTGGAGCGTCAGCTCCGTGCGGCGATGCGGATCATCCGCACGCAGTCCCGCACCCTCCGCCGCGCCGGGCTGCCGGACGAGCCGATCCCCGACGCGCTCATCCCTTACAGCATCGACTGACATCCCGTCCGGTGTAGCATCGAATAACCTGCCATATTCGATGCGACAAAACGGGTGTGAGCGCCCGTCACCGAAGGGGGCATCGTGGGATCAGAGCTCGCCCGCAACACCGCCGTCGACCCGCAGCTACGCGCCGACTGGACCGACCGGTACGGCGAGGAGGTCGCCGCAACCATCGAGCAGGCGCACCTCGCTGCCGAGGAAGCCCGTCGACGGACCGTCCCGCCGAACACCGCCGCCACCTACCGGCGCGGCTGGACCGTCTGGAAGCGGTTCTGCACCGAGCATCGCCTCCCCGTGGAACACGGCGACCAGGGCACCCTCACCATGTTCGTGGTGTGGATGTACACCCGCGGCAAGCAGGACGGCACCGGATACGCCCCGACCGCAGTGGACGCCCACCTCACCGCCGCCGTCGTCGGCCTGCGCGAACGCGGTGCCACCGTGACCGAGGAAGCCGCCGCGTTCGCCCGCGACGTCGCCAAGGGCCACGCCGTCACCCTGGCCAAGGCCGGCGAGATCCGAGGCCGCGGCCAGGCAGCCCCCGCCGGACTCGACGACCTCCAGAAGATCGCCCGCAGCATCCCGGACACCCTCACCGGCTACCGCGATCTCGCCCTCGTCCTCGTGTCGTTCCACTTCGCGGCCCGCGCAAGCGAGCCGGCCAGCCTGCTCCTGGCAGACGTCGCTGCAGAGAGCCGCGGCCTGGTCGTCAACGTCCGCAGCGGCAAGACCGTCCGCTCCGTGCGCAAGCCAGCGATCCCCTACGCAAAGGACCCGCTGGTCTGCCCAGTGCGGGCATGGCACCGCTGGCGGCAGGCACTGGTCGCCGAGTGCGGCCCGGCCTTCACCGACCCGGCGGGTCCGGCCTTCCACCAGATCAGCCGCTGGGGACACGTCGGCGGAGCGCTCGGGCCGGAGGCGGTAACCCGGGTTATCACCCGGACCGCTGAGAACGCAGGCGTGACCCTACGCTGGACCGGGCACTCACTGCGTGCCGGCCTGGCCACCGAGGCGCGGCGGGCTGGCAAGGACGCCAAGGCGATCGCCGCCCAGGGCGGCTGGTCCGAGGACAGCCGCGCCATGCACGGCTACATGCGGATCGCCGACCAGTGGACCGACAACGCCTCGGCCGGCCTCAGCTGAACGCCACCGCCCCGCTCTCCTTCGGGAGGCGGGGCGGTGGCGTTCAGTCGGCCTTGACAGCGTCGATGAGGGCTTGCCAGGTCTGCGCGTAGCAGCCCTCGGTTCGGGCCTGTTCGAGGAGCGGGTGGGCGTTGACGGCGGTGGCGGCCTGGATGAAGGCGTCGCGTTCGGCGGTGATGTCGCCCTCGTCGCGGGCAGCGGTCTCCATGGCGCGCTCGGCGGCGGCCCGGGTCCGGGCGAGGGCGATTAGGTCTTCGGGCAGGTCCAGGGCTTTCGGCACCTGGCCATCGTACGGACCGGCGCCGTCAGCGGATCATCGGGTACCGGCCGCCTCGCCAGTCGTTCACCCGCTTGCGGATGGACGGCACCATGGGCAGCTCGTCAGTCTCGGCGGGGGTGAACCAGGCCACCTCGTGGCTCTCGTCGCTGATGCGGAGCTGGCCGCCGATGGGCCGGCCGAGGAGGCAGATGCTGTACTCCTGGCGGACCTCGCCGTCGTCGTAGGCGAAGACGTGGCCGGGGTTGGTGTAGGTGCCGACGATGCCGACGATCTCGACGTCGATGCCGGTCTCCTCGCGCGTCTCGCGGATCCCGCACTGGGCGAGGCTCTCGCCGAGCTCGTGCTTGCCGCCGGGGAGGGCCCACATGCCGTTGTCGGTGCGGCGCTGGAGGAGGATCCGGCCGGCGTCGTCGACCACGACCACGCTCGCCGCGGGCACCAGCGAGTTCGGCTTGGGTGCGTTCGGGTCGTCCTCGTAGTCACGCCTCGGCATGGGCCACCTCCAGATTCCAGATGTCACGGCCGCGCGCCCACAGTTCCTCGACGTGTTCCAGGTAGCGGTCGAAGACGCCGCCGTCCTGGCGCCGCTGGAAGTGGAACATGGGGGCGTCGGCTCCGACCCTACCGGGCAGCAGTGGCGTGACGATCATCTGGTCGTCGAAGCGGAACACAGACAGGCTGATATGCCCGGTCTCGAAGCGGGCCTCGATCGTCGTGTCCTGCAGCTTCTGCAGCTCGGCGATGGTGACGGCGATCCGGGTGGACAGGGTCAGCGCCTCGTCTTCCTCGATCTCGCGTTGCCTGGTGATCGGGGATCCGGGGTCGCCGAGGATGAAGCGCACGCGGCATCCGGCTGCGGCCTTGCGGCGGAGGAGGCTGCCGA